TACAAGACTTATCGTTGGTGCTCCAAGAACTGACCGTGCAGGTAGTGATACTGGTTCATGCTACGTATATGATAGAGCGAAAGCTTACGCTAACATGACTGGTCCAGAAGATTATGCTAACTACTTCGATGGTAATTACCAGAGCTTCTCGGGTACACATGTATTTGAAAGTAATGATATCTCTGGTATCGATAACGATACATCCTCTTACATGGGTACTACACTAGATATCAATGATCTAGGAGATTACTTCATTGTTGGTATTCCAAGAAACGATGAAAACGGTGGACAATCTGGTGTTTGTGTCGTTGCACATCAAACAAACTTTAATACAACCCACCAAAGAAATGGTGGTAGTGGTAGTGGTGAAACTTATGACTATGAAGAGGTTAAACCTACCGATGGTACTTTTAGTAGTGAGGACTACTTTGGTGCAACAGTCAAGATGGCTGGAGATCAATCCAAGATTGTTATCTCTGCAGATCGTGATGACCAATCTCAGTCTAATTCTGGTTCGGTTTACATTTTCAACAGAGGATCGGGTAATACTTGGACTCAGGCACAGAGAATTAATTCTCCTGCACCATCTGCGAGTGCATACTTTGGACAATCAATTGCATACTCCAAAGACACTATGTGGTTGGGTATTGCAGAACCAAGACAAGAGACTAGTCGTGGTAACGACATGGGTCAAGTCCACATCTACAACTGGGATAGTGGTACTGGATCGTATGTCTGGAAGCAAACTCTAGAGTGTCCAGAAGGAACTACTAACTGGGCAGATGGTAAGTCTTCAATCCATTTTGGTGGTAATGAAGTCGATGGTGATAACCCCGACGGTAGCGGAAAAGGTCAAGGCGATGGTCTCGTCATGAGTTATGATGGTTCTGTAATGTGTATTGGTGTTCCCCAGTACGACATTAGAGACATCAGACCTAATACTAGCTTCTCTGGTACTGACATTACAAATTACAGTAATGTAGGTGCAGCATTCACATATCGTTTGAATGATACTAAAACTGGATACGATAATGATGGTAAGATCCTTTGTGATTACAGTCATGATGGTAAGTTCGGTGTATCCATGGCTATGGATCAGCACGGTGAAGAAATGGTTATCGGTGCTCCAGGAACCAATATTCGTTACGATGACTCCACTGTTAATCTGGGTGTCTCGATGTTCTACAGTAGAGCACATACTGCTAATGATTCATCTGAATCTCCAAGTGCAATTTCTTCAGTTGGATCTGATACACTAACAATTAGTGCTTCAGTATACAATACTCTAAGAGATGAAGACGTAGTTCTTTACTACCATGCTCCTGCTGCATCTGCTGATGGTTCTGGTGGTGATCAACTAGTCAGTGGTACTAAGTATTACATCACTAAGAGAGGAAGTAATCAGATTAGTCTCTCTAGTACATTTGATCTTCAGAAAGCAGGTACATATTTAAACCTTAATTCTAGTGCTGGTAGTGGATTACGTAACATCAAGAAACTTCCTAGAGGTGCTACGTTTGAAAGAGGAAACCACAAATTCGCTCTCTGCTATAGAATTCAGAGAGAAGAGAAGGATGGTTCTTACCAGTGGTACTATAGAACCATGTACTGGAAGCTTCAAAACCAAGCAAGTGGTTCTTATCTAAACGGTGTTGGTGCTGCAGGAATTACATATGGTTCTGGTTATGATCTTTATCAATATGGTGCTAACTCCTATGGTCTAGCAGGTGCTGGTGGATATGTTGGAAACGCTAGTAACGTTGAAAACAGCATGATCTTCCATACCTACAGACCTGGAATTGGATATCCACGTCATAGAAAAGTAATTGAAAACACTGGAGTAAGATTCAGAGGTGTATATGCAGAACAACATAACCAAGGATGGGCGCAACATTTAACAAATGAAGGTTGTATCTATCCACAGACCAAAGCAATTACAGGTCATAGAGGTGATCCACTTCTACAACCAAGAAACACCTCTGCAGAGAGAAACTTCTACGGTCCTTACGGTTCTTCAGGAGATTCATCAATTGCTCCTGGTAACTGTGCTGTCTATAATGACAATGCAAACCCATATACAAACGGAACTACCCTAGACGGTCAGATCAAAATTTATGGTAACAACAGAGAGTGGAGAAGTTACAACAGAGAAACTGATGTTTCTAACTGGCAGAACGATTGGTCTGGTTCATTGTACTGGATGCCTTTGTCTAGGGTAAATGATCAAGACACAATCTATTCTGAGAATCACAACCTAATTACCAATGAAGTGTTAACGTTCAACGTTATAACTGGTGAACCAATCGAGTATAACAAAAACACTGGTTGGAATACCAGCGACACGGACACGCTAGACAACGGTACTAGCGTATATGTTGAGGTTGTTGATGATAACAGATTCAGACTCAAGACAACACTTGCTGGTCAACCCCTAAGACTTCTCCAACTACCTGGAACGTATTCACTAACAGGTGTAATTGATAACCCTAAGAGAAACTCAATGTATGTTGAGGATCACCAGTTGTCTGAAAACAACAAGGTTATCTACAGCAATGAGGGAAGTGCAATTATCAGTGGTCTAGTTGATGGTGATACTTACTACATTGATGTTATCAATGGTAACAGATTTGCACTAAGAGATTCTGCTTCGGTTGCATTTACTGGTAGAGCAAGATCTCTCAATACAAACAGTGCTCCTAGCAACCAAACCAGAATTACCAGACTATCAATTACTACTGGTCTACAACTGGGTATGAAGGTTGATCTAATTGCAAATACTCAGGGTCTATCCCAAGAAGGTGAATACGAGATCACCAATGTTAACTTCACTACTGTAAACGCAGATACTAACTACATCGAAGTCGATAATCAGTGGGGTGGTACTGCTACTTCATTGGTAAGTAACGTTTCATTCGCTGCTGCGGTCTCTTCTGAAGTTCTATCTGGTGTTGGTGCTGGTCAACAAGCATTTGAAGATCAGACTTCTGACTTCGGTGTTTCTGACGGTGGTTATAAGAACACTGTTATTATCGATGAGAAGACTCTTGAGATTAACGTTCCATTTAAGGTACGTCCTACCAAGAAACTCTTTGATACCAGCAATGATGTAAGTCTAGTCAACAACTCATTCACAATCGCTGATCACTTCTTTGTAACTGGTCAGAAAGTTATCTACTCTAACAATGGTGGACTAAATATCGGCGGTCTATTAAACGATACCGATTACTACGTAATTCAGTTAGATGATAATGAATTCAAACTTGCAGCGACAAGAGCAGAAGCAGAAGCAGGTACTTCTATTGCATTAACCGAAGTTCCTGGAGTACCACAGAACCATCTGTTTACCCACGCTAACGTTGCTGGTCGTGTTCTTGGTGCTGGTAGACTTGATATTTCCAATGGTTCTAGAAGAATCCTTGGTACACAAGGTGATGCTACTTACACCGATACATCCTTCAAGCGTTACTTCAAGGTTGGTGATGTTATCCGTGTCCTAGACACAAACACTTCACCTTCAACCATCCACCAGCGTCTAATCACCGCAATTAAGGATGACTTTGAAATGCTGGTTGACGAACCATTCACATTTACCGACGCAAACTCTCAATACTTTATTGATACTCTTGTTTATGTACGTCCTGATGGATACTATCTCCACAGACCATTTGACGGTGGTATGGAAATCGGTTCATCCAAGTCTCCAGATGGTCTAATCTGTCGTCAAACACGTAAGTATTTCCGTTACCAGTCAGGTAAAGGTATCCAGACCTCACTTGCTATCAACTTCAATCCAAAGATCGCTGCTAAGTCAATGTCTTACAGACAGGTTTCTGGTGATGTTTATGGTAACATCGAGAACTATAGCGTTTCTAACGCTCCTGGTGATGTTTCATGGACATTCACAGGAGATGCTTCTGGAAGTAACCTTGGACTCACACTCAAGGCAGGTGATACATTGAACATTGCGGTTGCAAATGGATCAGATAATCTCTGGATTACTTCTTCTACTGCAACTACTGGTCTTGGACCATCTTACGCTGATAACATCAACGTTGGTATCACAAATAACGGTACTAACGATGGTACTATCAAGTGGGATACAGACAAAATTACTGCTGGTACATACTACTTCATCTCTCAGCAAAACCCAGTTGCAATGCGTGGTGAGATTGTTATCTCGGACGCAGCAGATGGTGCTAAGAACAGAATGGTTATTGTAACAAGATATCCACATAGTGTACAAGAGAACACCAACGTTATTATTAATGACTCAGCTGATGCAGAATTCAATAGCGGAACTAACGGATGGAAAGTCATTAATCTTGTTGACGACTTCACATTTGAAGTTGACCTCAAGACTTTAATTCCAACATCTTCCAACGCAACTGGATTCCTAGGATATCATATCAAGGAATGGTTGAATTCTGCAGTACGCTGTGGTATGTTTGACTTCCAGAATGGATTCTTCTTTGAATTCGATGGAACTGATGTCTACTGTGTAAGAAGATCTTCTACTCAGCAGATGACTGGTTCAGTTTCTGTTCGCAGGAACAGCAACGAAGTTTCAGGTATAGGTACTAAGTTTACCACTCAACTTGGTTTCGGTGATAAAGTCGTTATTCGTGGTCAAACCTACAAGGTTGTTAAGGTTACTTCCGATACAACCCTTAAGATTCAACCTTCTTACAGAGGAACCACAACTGATAACGTCTTGATCTCCAAGACAGTTGATACTAGGATTCCACAATATAACTGGAATATGGATCACTGCGATGGAACTGGAGAGTCTGGTTACAACCTAGATCTCACTAAGATTCAGATGGCGTATATGGATTACTCCTGGTACGGTGCTGGTAAGATCCGCTTTGGATTTAAGGATCAGAACGGACACGTCAAGTACGTCCATGAGTTCAGACATAACAATCGTCTCACCGAATCTTACTTCCGTTCAGGTAACCTACCTGCACGTTATGAGATCGAATCTAGCGGTATCTCGTCTCACACACCAACCCTGTTCCACTGGGGTACTTCGGTCATGATGGATGGTATGTTCCAAGATGACGATGCTTACCTATTCACTGCATCTGGTCAGGTTCTTAAGTATACCAACGAAGATTCAGTTGCGATTACTACCAGAACTGATACTTCATATGTACGTACACAGAGAGTTTCTAACCTCTATAAGCACTACATTGTTCTTAGATTTGGTACAACTAACGCCCAAGCAATAACTGCTCAAGCAGCAGCACCTGTTGGTACTTACCTCTATAATGATTCGATCACTGGTTACCTTTCGGGATTCTTCTCAGATGGTCGTCCAGTCTCCGCATACAATGAAACCAGACTACTCTCAAATGAGTATCGCGCTTCTATTCTATACTATGATGGTACTGCATCTGAACTCAGCTACTCACCATACAGATCATACAGAGGTTCAACTGGTTACCTGGATGAAAGCGCAAACAAAGTTCCTGGAGGAACAATCTTCTATGCAGGTGCTCCTCAGGGTGATCCAAACGTCGTTGAGTCTAATATTCCTATTATCTCGATTCGCTTGGCTCCATCAGTTGACTCTTCAATCCAAGGTCTACTTGGTGAAAGAGAAATCATCAACAGAATGCAACTTAAGTTGAATGCGATTGATATCCAGACATCTTATGAAACTGAGGTTGAACTCAGACTCAACGGTGCTCTAAGTTCTGACTCCTGGTATACTGTTGACTCTCCATCCCTATCGCAACTTATCTCACATGAGAAGGGCGACACGATCTCGGGTGGTCTTAAGGTCTTCACCTTCCGCGCAGCGGGTGGTTCGACAGGATCAGCAGAAACCACGACTCTTGACCTATCGAAACTGATTGACCTCGGTAACTCGATTCAGGGTGGAGATGGCGTATTCCCCAACGGTCCTGACGTTCTAACAATTGTTGCGAACATCATTGACTCTTCGGATGTTAGCTCTAGTCAACCTTACACAGTCTCTGGTAAGATCTCCTGGGCAGAATCTCAGGCATAATCTTCCAAACACACTGTTAATCATAAATACCTCTAGGAGACTAGGGGTATTTTTTTGTGGCTCAACCATCCAGTAGATCAGATTTAAGGGACTACTGCTTAAGGCAGTTAGGATTTCCTGTGCTTGAAATTAACTTAGATGATGATCAAATTGATGATGCTATCGATGACGCTCTTCAATATTACAGAGAACGTCACTATGATGGTTCAGAAAGAATGTATCTAAAGCATCAGTTCACTGCTGATGATGTTACACGATTCACTTCTTCTGACGAAACGGAAACTACAGCAGCTCCAGATGCTACTACCTGGGAAAATAGAGATAATTTTCTTGAGATTCCAGATCATGTATTTGGTATTTCTAAAGTATTTGGTATCAGTTCTTCATTTGTTCGTAACAGTTTGTTCGGACTAAACAATCAATATTATCTGATGGATCTGTTCTCATATACATCGGGAACTGGTCTAGCATTTGGTGGTGTTGATATGGTCAACTATTATATGGTTAAGTCTCATTTTGAGACTGTCGATATGATTATCAACACTGGTGCTCTGGTCAGTTTTAGATTCAATATTCGACAGGATCGTCTTTATATTGATATTGATCCAGATAGAGTTACAGAAGGTCAATATCTTCTAATCGAATGCCATAGAGCATTAGATCCCCAAGATTTTACCAAAGTTTATAACGATCCATTTATTAAAAAGTATGCTACTGCTCTATTGAAAAGACAGTGGGGACAAAACCTAATTAAGTTCAATGGAGTTCAACTCCCTGGCGGCGTATCAATGAATGGTAGAGAGCTCTATCAAGATGCTCTCAATGAAATTCAAGCGTTGATGGATGCGTCTTCCAGTACATACGAATTACCACCTCTGGATATGATCGGATGAAAAAGGTATACTTTCCTCAAAACGGTGGTATTTCCACTGAACAAAATCTAGTACAAGACTTGGTTGATGAGCAAATCAAGTTGTTTGGAACCGATGTCTATTATATTCCTAGAACTCTACTGAGAGATAAGACATTGGGAGAAGTTGTTTACTCGGAGTTTAATCAAGCATACATGATTGAGATGCTTCTGATTAACGTAGAGGGATTTGGTTCGCCTTCAGAATTCATCAGTCAGTTTGGTGTTCGTATTACTGACGAAATCAAGTTCGTCCTATCAAAAAGAAGGTGGGAGCAATCACTGGTTCCTGCTTTAAGTCTGAATATAACTACCAGACCAAACGAAGGAGATTTAATTTATTATCCTTTAACAGGAAATGCTTACGAAATTAAATTTGTAGAAAGAGAATCCCCATTTTATCAGTTAGGTAAATTATATTACTATGAAATTACTGCTGAAATTTATGAGCAGGGTAGTGATGAGTTTGATACTGGTATTGAGGAAATTGATGAGATTGAACTTGATAATGCAGTTGTTACTACACTAACACTTAGTGTTCAAAGATCTGCAGCAACTGCTACCAGCACTCTAGCTTCTGGTGGAGTGATTGGATCAATTAATCTGACTAGTGGTGGGTCTGGATATAGAACAGCACCAGCAGTCACATTGCCTGCTCCACCATCTGGAGGATCGCAAGCAACTGCTACATGTACAATAGACAATGGTGTAGTAAATGCTGTTCAAATTATAAATTTAGGATCTGGATATACAACACCACCAACAGTTACATTTGATGCTCCTGACCTTCCCGCTGATTTTCTTGCTAGAGAATATGTTGTTTCTGGTAACTTTATTGATAGAGGTGGGGATAGAACATGGGCAGCAGATGGATCTGGTCTTGTTTTTATCGATCACTCTGCATCATTTGATCCTACTTACGCTACAACAACACAATCAAAATATTTCTTCTGGAGTTTTGAAGACAATAGATTGAAATATAGATATACGTATAATGGAACCACTGCTACTGTAACCAAAGGTCATTTCTACTACGACGCCGCAAATAACAGATATGTTTTAAACGCATATGAGGCAACCGACACTAGTGGAAATAGAGCGCAGATGTATGATTTGTCTTCGTCTGTAATTGGTGAAGTTGCTAGCTGGAATGGATCTAAGTTCCAACTAGGTATAATGAATAAGACTGGGGATTTCAGAGATGGGGATTTAATTAGAGGCACTACTTCTAATGCCCTATATACTTTAGGAGCTTTTACCTCAATTGATAATCTCAATTCTGAGTATGATCAGAATCTATCCATTGAAGATGGTGGTGACGACATTGTTGATTGGGTTGAAGGAAATCCTTTCGGTGAATATGGTAATTTTACAGGTAGTTTCTGATGTTAGGATCACATTTTTATAACGAAACCATCCGAAGAACAGTAGTCGGTTTCGGAACCCTATTTAATAATATTGAGATCAAGAAAAAAGATCCCACAAGTGGGGAAGTAATTGAGACTGAAAAAGTTGCATTGGCATATGGTCCAAAGCAAAAGTTTTTATATCGTATTTTTGAAAGCCCATCAACTCAAAAAGTTGCAATTACCATGCCTCGCATGTACTTTGAGATGAATGGGATTTCTTATGATGCTGCTAGAAAAACAAGTCCCATCCA